GACAAAACTGTATCAAGCGGAACTTTTACAATTCAATTTCCAGCAGCAGACGCATCTAACGCAATCCTTCGTATAGCGTAGAGGTAGCGACGGATGTCCGTTACTAGAACTTTTACAGTAACGGTAGTTAATGCCGGCGGTAATAAATATTTTATAGATGGTGTACAACAAGCTACTTTAAATTTAGCAGAAAATGGTACATATAAATTTGACCAATCAGATAGTTCAAATGGTAATCACCCTTTAAGATTTTCAACAACAAGTGGTGGTACACATAGTGGTGGTTCAGAATATACAACAGGTGTAACTACAAACGGCAGCCCAGGATATGCTGGAGCTTATACTCAAATCGTAGTAGCTGTTGGGGCCCCTACTCTTTATTATTATTGTACCAATCACTCAGGAATGGGTGGACAAGCAAATACTGTTGACGATAACACTTATGGAATGTGGGCATGGGGTACTAATGAATGGGGTGATCAAGGTCCTATTGAAATAACTTTAAGTGGACAATCTGCTACAACCTCACTAGGTACTTTAACAATACAAACTGCTGTTCAAATTACAGGACAGGAAGCAGAAACAGATCTTGGTTCATTAACTACAACTCAACTTACAAACGTAGCACTAACAGGATTACAAGCACAAACAGAACTTGGAACTTTTGATAACGCAGGTACGTTAGTTGGTTGGGGTAGAAACGGTTGGGGTGAAGAACCTTATGGAGATTCATTTAATAGTTTAGTTCAACCAGCAGGACTTAGTGCAACATCTAGTGTTGGAAGTGTCACTTCTTTTGATACTACAACTGTTACACCAACAGGGTTGAGTTCTACTTCTGCTGTAGGTAGTTTAGGTTTTATTATAAGTCCTATAGTTATACCCACAGGATTACCACTTACATCTAACGTTGGTGCTCCTTTAATAACACAAGCCACTGTCGGATTAACTGGTTTAGGTATGACTTCTACGGTTGGTGGAATAGTTCTAGATGCTTTAATAGTTGAATTAGATGGTCTATCTACAACTTCATCTGTGGGATCTTTATCAGAACAAATTTCTCAAATTCCAACAGGAGTACAAGCTACATCTTCTGTAGGAACTTTGGTTCCTGAAATAGGAGTACCGTTAACAGGTCTATCAACTACTTCTGCTGTAGGCTCACTAAGTTTTGTATTTTCAATAGACCTTACTTTAACCGGTGTACAAGCAACAACTGAATTAAATGATGACCTTGTTCTTCAATACTTTGGAAAAATTACACCTAAAGATAGTACAGGTTATACTACTAAGACACCTAAAAACAGTACAGGTTATACTGTTAAAACGGCATAAATATGTTTGACTTAGAACTAAATAAACAATATAAATAAAACAATCAGGAGTACAAAACTATGGCATCAACATTTACAGACCTTGGCCTAGAGCTAATGGCAACCGGCGAAAACGCTGGTACTTGGGGAACAAAAACTAACGCAAATTTAAGTCTTATTGAACAACTTACAGGTGGTGTCTTAAGTTTAGCTGTTGCAGGATCAGGAACTACAGCTTTATCAATAGCAGAGGGTGCTTTAACAGGTACTGCTCAACACAGAATTATAGAATTAACAGGTGCTCTTACAGGATCTAGAATTTTAACATTTCCTCTTCTTACGGAAACTTTTTACATTATTAAAAACGGAACTACTGGTGCAGAAACATTACAATTAAAAGCAGTATCTGGTTCAGGTGCAACAGTTACTTTTGCAGCAGATAACAAAGGTTATAAACTTATTTACCTTGATGGTGTTGCAACAAACACTGGTGTTTTTGAAATGCCTTTTGGTACTTCTTCATACACTCCTTCAGATTGGCTTACTAAAACAGGATCATATACAGCATTAGATCAAGATAGAATTTTTGTAGATACAAGTGGAGGAGCAGTTACAATAACTCTTCCCGCATCACCCGCTGTAGGTGCTCAAGTAAATTTTGTGGATTCAAGGTATACGTTTGACACTAACGCATTGACTGTCGGAAGAAATAGTTCTAAAATAGCTAACGCAGCAGCAGATTTGGTAGTTAATACTGAAGGTGCAGCATTTGGATTGGTTTACTCTGGTGCAAATGTAGGTTGGACATATACGGAGAAATAATATTATGGCAAATTACGAAGCAACTAAATATAATTTTAATGGATCAGACCTTACAGGTATTGAAGGTACAGCTACAGGTACAATTGTTGAATGGTCAGCAGCATCTCTTCCTACAGGATTTTTAGAATGTAATGGTGCAGCAGTTTCAAGATCAACTTACTCTGCATTATTTGCAATCGTAGGTACTACTTACGGTGCAGGTGATGGATCAAGTACTTTTACCTTACCTAATTTAGCAGATAACGTACCAGTTGGTAAATCAAATAACAAAGCTTTAGCTTCAACAGGTGGAGCAAATACTGTAGCTGCAACTGGAAACGTTGGTGGTTCAACAGCTAATGCAACTTTATCAACAGCACAACTTGCTTCTCACTCGCATGTACCTAATTTTAAGTATCCAGGCTCAGGTGGTACAGGATTTGTGTTAAGTCCTGGTCCAGCAGGTAATGTTATCAATAGTCTTGTTAATAATACAGGTTCAGGTTCAGGTCACTCCCATAATATGAGTGCAACTTTTTCAGGTGATTCAACTTCAGTTTTACAACCTTACATAGCATTAATTTATATTATAAAAACTTAGGAGAAAATATGACAACACAAGCAAATTGGACAGTAGTATTCGAAGATAAATGCATTATTAAAAATTATGCAGAGGGTGCTAATAAAGGTGTTGGATACATTATTGATGATGATTCTTTCTGGTCTGATTCTAAATTCTCAAATATTTGGGCTATTCAACATGAAACATCTATTACTTCTGATGAAGTAGAATATAGAGATGAAACACCTCATTCATCGTTTGCTGATGCAAACATTGGAGACATTAGCCAATTTACAACTAAATGGGATTCAGCACACTTAGTTCAATTACAATCTGATTGGGATGATAGTAATGTTGATGGTGAAACTGACGCTGAAAAAATTACTAGATTAGGTGCAAGACCTACTTCTTATTCTTCTTAATTATCTCAACATCATCCAAGAAGTTAATATATATTTCTCACCAGACAATGGTGGATTTCCTCTATGTAAATAAGGAAATGCTGCAGGCCAAATAACTATTCTGCCTGTTTTAGGTTTTACTCTTTTTGAAAAATGTAGAAATTCTGTTTCTCCCCCATCTTCAACATCATTTAAATATATAGAAAAAACAAAAGCCCTGGGTTCATTGCTAAATCCTTTTCCATGTTCTATGTGCCAAACGTGGTAGCCTTCTGTCGGCAAAGTTTTTTGTATTTTTAAATCTGTAAAATGAAAAGGAACTCCATAAGCCGAATCAGCCCCTGTATTTTTAGTATAGTGATTCCATGCTAAGTCAAAGTTAACCATCATAGGTTTTAAAGACTCCCACCACAAATCTAAATTAAAAGGTGCTGCAAAAAATTGTTGATCTTGTTTTTGCAAAATAGATGCTTGTTCTCCACCTATTCTATTTACTGTATTATTAAATTTATTTTGATCTTCGTATAATTTAATAGCTTTATTACATTCATCTTCAGTAATGTAATTATCATACACACCAATAAAATTATTTATACTTACTGTTTTTTCTATTGTTTGAATTATTTTATCTTCCATTTTATACCTTTATTTTATTTATTTGATCATAAGCATGGTTTTTATAAATACCATTTTGATTAACATAATGAAAAAATACCTGTGCCATACCTTCTCCTTTATATATACCAGGACGACCATGTTTTTGTTCACAACCAGCATATAATAAACCTTCTCCTTCTTCTAATTCTATTTTTTCTCCTTCAATTATTAAAGGCCAATTATCATATTTTTTTATACACACCGTAACACTTACTTCACAAGAAGGTCTATCTGTATGTTGTTTTAAATTTGCACCTAATACATAATATCTCCAATACGTAAAAGTAGGAAACAATTTTAAATTAGATTCTTTTTCAACTAAAGGTAATTTATTATCCAACAGACTCATCATTAGTGGATCATTATACCAAGAAGGTGAAAAAGATTGTGGATCTATTGTGTAATCTTTATTTGAATCTAATTTGTTATAACAATACTTTTGAAGTACCTTTAATTCTTCTTTTAAAAAGAAATTTTTTATTAATTTATAATCTACTGTAGCCATGCAACTATACTATACCTTGTTCCTTTCGTAATAGGTTGAATACCGTGAGGATACATAAAATTACTTGGAAAAAATACAATTGAACCTTTACCAAGTTTTAATCTTTTTACTTCATTGTTTTTTTGATCAGTAAAAATTAAATCGCCACCTTCATAATCATCATTTAAATTAATAATAATACTTAAAGATCTAATAGAAACAGTGCAATGATCTATGTGTGTTTCATACTTTCCTCCAGGTGAGTATTTTAATAAATCTATTTGATTAATTTTAGAGCTTATCATTTTAGGAAATTTTGCTTTGTAAAATGTATAAAGTTTTTCAATTTCAAATTTTATAAAATTCCAATAAAATAAATCTGTAGGTGTATTAAAAGTTAAGTGATGGCCTTTTACATTTCTTATATTTTTTTTCAAACCACTCATAACCGTTAGATTTTTTTTAGCTTTATGATTTGTTAAAGGTATGATTTTATCTATGAACTCTAAGGGGACTACATTTTTTATTTCAACAATTGCTTCTAAATAATCCATAATTTTTATATTCTTTATATTCTATATATATATTTTATTTCACTATTTTGTAAAGTCCATAAGGCATCCTTAAAAGTCTCCACTATTGGGTATCCTTTTAAATTAAAAGATGTGTTTAATAATATAGGCACACCTGTTTTATCATAGAACAATTTTATAAGATCGTAGTAATGTGGGTTCTGTTTTTTCTTTAAAGTTTGGAACCTACATGTGTTGTCTACATGTACACAAGCGGGAACTTCATCAATTGATTTTTGTTTAGCATCAATTGCAAAAGACATATTTGGTGATTCATCTAGTGTATGCATATCTAAATAATCATTTCTATATTTATAAAGTATAGTAGCAGCTGTTGGTCTCCACCATTGTCTGCCTTTTATTTTATTTACTATTTCTTTTGCATTTTTATTTCTTGGATCAAATAACATTGATCTATTACCTAATGCTCTTGCTCCCCATTCAGAATGGTTTTGAAATATTACAACTAATTCTTGTTGCAATAGTAAATCAACAGCTTCTTCTTTTTTATAAATAATTTTCATGAAAATAAGCAGCTCCTACTGCAGTTCCGCCATCATAGGGTATTGGATCTATAAAAAAATTAAGTTTTGGGAAGTGTTTTATAAGTTTAAAATTATTAGAACAATTTAAATGGTATCCACCGGATAAAATAATATTTTTACAATTACTATAAGTCATTGCTTTTTCGATTAACTTTATTCTATCTTTTAATGTTTCTTCCTGTGCTTTGTGTGCAATGTCTAATATATTTTTATCTAAATCTGTGTTTTTATTTTTATAAGCCGCTATTCCCATTAATTGACCTTCTTCGTGAACTTTAAAACCTGCTTTTTCTCTTTCAAAACTAAATTTATAACCACCTATCTTTTTATTTGAAATTATTAAATCCATTTCTTTTATTTTAAAAATTTTTTCTGCATCTACAAAGTTATTAAAATCATCTAAAACTACATTTGAAGCGTGTTTGTAATGTGATTTAATTTTATTTTTATTAATACTGAATATAGATTCCATTACTTGAAAATTAGTGTAATATCTTTCTCCACCACCATCTGCTACAAGAACTAAAGCCTTTTTAAATTTACTAAAATAGAAACCACAACTGGCATGATGTATATGATGTTCTCCACCTAAAAATATATAATCTTTACAGTTTACTTGTTTTAAAATATTATCAACAATAGGTTTTTCTAATAATAAATTTCCCCTGTCATAAGATACAAGTACGACCTTATCAAAAACATAATTTTTAAATTTTTTTAAAACTTCATATTTGTATGGGTCTGTATTAAAAGGATCTATTGGGGGTGTAAAATTTTTAATTTTATTAAACCTATCCTCTTCATAATATTCTTTTAAAATACCGTCTTTAAAATAAGCAAACGAACAATTATGAGAAGTATTTATACCTAATATTTTGCTCATTTTCTTTCTTTCATTATCTATATATTACTATATAAGGTTTATTAAAGTATTTCAACAGGTTTTATATGTTACAAAAACTAGGTTTTTTACCAGGATTCAACAAACAGGTTACATCAACAGGTGCCGAGTCACAATGGACAGGCGGTGAGAATGTGCGTTTTAGGTATGGTACACCTGAGAAGATAGGGGGTTGGGCTCAGTTAGGCGAGTCTAAACTAACTGGTGCAGCTAGGGGTTTACATCATTTTGTTAGCACGGGTTCTATTAAGTACGCAGCTATAGGCACTAATAAAATTTTATATATTTATTCTGGTGGAGTTTACTATGACATCCATCCTTTAGTTAATCCAACAGGTACAGCACTTACAAGTGCATTTAGCACGACTAATGGATCACCGACTGTTACTATTACTTTTCCGGCACCTCATTCTTTTAAAGCTCAAGACATTATTTTATTTAGTGACTTTAGTACAATTACAAATTCTAATTTTAGTGCAGCAGATTTTGATGGAAAAAAATTTATGGTAACTTCTGTACCTGCTTCAACAACAATTACTATTACAATGCCTAGTAATGAAACAGGAGCTGGTGCAACAACATCTGGTGGCATTAAATACTATCAATACTATCACGTAGGACCAGCAGAACAATTAGGAGCTTTTGGTTGGGGTATATCTTTATGGGGTGGTAATATTTTAGGAGCTATTACTACTACTTTAAATGGAGCAATTGGTG